TAGGTGACGGAGCCGGAGGTAGTGAAATTATTATGGCTTTTAGGGAAAGATACTATGAAAAGTATGATACCTTTAAGATTGAAGATTCTGGACAGCAATGTCAAGTAGTTAGTCGTCCTATAAGAAAAGGAGATAACTATTGGCAAGTAACAGTACGTCTTATTGATAATAATTTCGATACAGTACTTGATGCTTCCGCTTGTCAACCTGGTGCATATACACGTTGGATTTCTAACTATATGCCCGAGTTACATGAGGAAGGCTATACAAAATGGCAATCTAATGTCGAGAAGCATCGTGGTTATATTTCCACACACCGCGTAAGTATTTGCGCTATTATTTATAAAAAATAAATAATAAAATCTCTTGAACAGCTGGAAAGTGTAAATAACCAGCTTCCAAAATTTTAAAGTGAGCTAATTATTAGATGTTTTAAAATAAGGTTCAACGACTATCCTAATATGGAGTAAACATTATTTATGAAATAAACATTATTTATGTTGAAGTGGGAGATAAATTATAATTAATAAAAATTATATATTATGAGAAAATACATTGTATATCAAACAACTAATTTAACTAATAATAAGATTTATATTGGAGTACATATTACAAATGATCCAGAAAAATTTGATGGATATTTGGGTTGCGGAGTAAATATAAATAGTCCATATTTTATACTTCATCCAAGAACTCCTTTTCAATATGCAGTAAAAAAATATGGAACAACTGCTTTTAAAAGAATAACTCTAAAAGTTTTTAATACAAAAGAAGAGGCACTTAAATTAGAAAAAGAGCTTGTGAATAAAGATTTTGTAAAACGTAAGGATACCTACAATATATCTTTAGGTGGAAATTGTGGAAACTACTATTTCCCAATAAATCAATTTAACAAACTAGGAAATTTAATAAAAAAATGGGATAATATGGCAGAAGCAGCCGAAGCTTTAGGAGTCTCACATACTAGTATTAATAATGCTAAACTAAATAAAGGAAGTTGTCTAGGATATTTATGGAGTACTGAAGATACTATTAATATAGAAGAATATTCTTGGTGTGAGGGAACTAACGTATATAAATATGACGAAAATGGAGAACTGGTTCAAATATTTGCGTCTTTATCAGAAGCCTGTCATGAAATCGGAGATAAAGAAAAAACTATTTATAGAGCTATTCAATCTGAAATAAAAAGAAAAGGATATTATTATTCATTTAAATTAGTAGAACAATTTGTTCCTAGAAAAATTTTTATTAAGAACTCAAAATTATATATATACGATATAGAAGGAAATTATTTACTAACATTAAATAATGGAAAAGAAATTCAAAATTACTTTAATTTAACTTCTTATACTAATTTAAAAGCTGCTATATTACAAAATAAACCTTTTAAAGGAGTTCAGATTTCCTTAGAAAAAGTTGAAAAAATGAATAAAGCGGAACTTCCAAAAAATATTTCCAAAAAAGTTGGAAGATATGATTTACAGGGTAATTTAATTGAAACTTTTCACAGTGTTAGAGATGCTATAAAAATTTGGGGACAAGGAGTAAATAAAATATTAAACGGAAGACAAAAACAAACTAAAGGGTTTGTATTTAAATTTATTAATTAATAATTTAAAGATATAGTCTAAATTATAATAATTATTATAATTTGAGATGCTTCATACTCAGCTCTGTATGCTGCACAAGAAGATGTATTTATAAAAATTGCAGAAGGATAGGATCAAGGTAAAATGAGCGAAACACTTTATCGTATGGATAAAGTACAAAAGAATTTGCTTGAAAACTTCCTTACTGCTAGAAATCAAGGTTTGTTATTTAGCAAAGGTAATGTAAATCCTGAGACAGGAAAGCCTACTATAGTCGATCCTGATACTGGTAGGCCTATTTATATCTCAGACGGCATCATTCCTCAAGTAGAAGCTTTCTGTAGTAAGTACGCATATAATAAACTTACTATTTAGGTATTAAATGCTATTTTGATGGCGTTAAATGAGAAAGCTGATGAACCTACAGGAAATCAGTACTTATTTGTTTGCAATGAAAAGGCATGGAATGATGTTGGTACATTACTTGCAGATTATTTAGCACAATATCATACTGATGGAAATTATCTTTGGTCTATGAAGGCTAATGATTATGTATCAGTTGGTGCTAAAGGATTCGATTCTTATAACTACTAGGGCAATACCCTAACATTTAAGGTTGATAGAACCTTCTCTCGCGAATTTGGTTTAATCTTTTTAGGCCACTTGTAGTGAAAACTACTCGATTAAATTTTTCTAATTGCGGAAATCTCTATATAAAAAGATAATCCGCATCTAAAATCTAAAAGTGTATCGCAATGCGACGAAATAGATAAAGTTCAAAGACTAGTCCTTACGGACGTAAATTAATAATATTAATTGAAATGGAAAAAATCTTTTATATAGTATATCAAACTGTAAATACAGTTAATAATAAAATATACATAGGAAAACATCAAACCTCTAGTTTAGAATTTGATGGTTATATAGGTTGTGGAGTTTATATAAATCAACCTAATACATATATGAATCCTGTAACAAATTTTCAAAAAGCTGTTAAAAAATACGGCACGTCTTCTTTTATAAGAACTACTTTAAAAATATTTGATAATTTACAAGACGCTTTAGATTTGGAACGATGGTTAGTGGATGAAAAATTTATAAAACGTCCTGATACATATAATATGATATTGGGTGGAAAAGAAATTCAACCTACCAACTCTAAAAAAGTTTTTTTATATGACAAAAACGGAAATTTTGTTAAAGAATTTCCATCGCAACAAAAAGCTGCTTTATTTATTTACGGAAGGGAATCTGGTTCTTCCAGCATTTCTAGGGCGTTAAAGCAAGGATATGGATTTTGTGGAAATTATCAAGTATCTAAAATTAAAGTTGATTTTATGAAAGATTATAACACCTATAAAAATACTATATGGGAAAAAATGATAAATAAATTTTCTGATAAGAAAGGATTAGAAAATAGATTTGGAAATCCAAAAAAAGTAGCTCAATATGACCAAAATGGAAATTTAATAAAAATATATAAATCATTAGGAGAATGTAAAAGAGCAGGATTTACAAATGCACAAGGTGTTATAGAAGGAAAAAGAAATCACTGTAAAGGATTTATATTTAAATATTTAGAAGATTAAAATATAGTCTAATCTATATAGTAATATATAGTTAATATATATGACGAAAAAGGTTACATGTTGGCCCTTGATATGACAGCTGATAAGACTTCAGCTCAACCTCCTATAGCATTATTTACTTTGAAGGGTGGAGACTTCATTTCTAATAAGTATTTGGGCGTAGGTAAGGAGAACGGACTGACTTCTGGTGAAGTTGCAAGTCCCGTAGCTGGAAGTAAGTTAATTAACTGGGGATATGCTTCCTGAATGTCCCCGTAAAATCCTTTTAATTGCTGAAAACTTTAATAACAATCAGCAACAAAAATTCTTATGTAATTCCTTTAGGAAGTTAAGAAAAATGTTCAACGACTAGTTTGGATAAACGTAGATAATTTAATTTTTATCGAAAAAGAGGATAATTATGAAATATATTTTATATTGTACTACTAATATTATTAATAAATTTATTTATGTCGGATGGCATAAAACCGAAAATCCAGATGTTTTTGATGGTTATCTAGGAAACGGAATAAGAATTAATAATCCATCTAGATTATTACATCCAAAAACAAAATTTGAATATGCTGTAAAAGAATTTGGATATAAAAATTTTATACGAAATACATTGTTTACAGTAGATACTTTAGAAGAAGTATTAACTTTAGAAGAGTTAATAGTAAACGAAGAATTTTTAAAAAGACCTGATGTCTATAATATGGCATTAGGAGGTCAAGCTGGATATGATACCAGCGTTGAAGTTTTTCAATATTCCGAAACTGGAGAATTTATAAAATCACATCATTCTCAAACTGATGCTGCAAAAGCAGTAAATAGAGGACAAGCCTCTATTTGGAAAGCTATAAATCAAAAAACTAAATGTGCTGGATATTTTTGGACTTTAAATAAAGTAGAAAAATTAGATTTGTCCAAAATGCATAATTATGAAGATTTAAGAAAAATTCCAATATTTCAGTATTCTTTAGATGGAACTTATGATTGTTGTTATGAATCTATAAGAGATGCAGCACGAGTTTTAAATATAAGTGATGCTAATTTAGGAATAGCTTTAAAACTTGGAAGAATGTGTAATAAAAAATACTTTAGTACAGAACTATATTCAAAACTCGATGTAAAAACATTAAATAAAAAACAAGAACAGGGAACATTAATATATCAATATGATCTCGACGGAAATTTTATAGCTGAATATAAAGGTATGCCTTCCGCTAAAAAAGCGTTAGGAATAAAGTCTGATATATATAAAGCTATAAAATTAGGAAGAACTGCTGGAGGATTTCAATGGAGTTTTCAAAAATTTGATAAAATATCTCCATACAAAACCCCGAAAACTGGAAAAGCTAAAAAGGTTGGAAAGTATGATAAAGATTGGAATTTAATAGAAACCTATAAATCTTTAGCAGAATGTAAGAGAATTAATGGTGGAGGAATGAGTCATGTAATTGACGGAAGAGATGAATTTCACAAAGGATTTCGGTATAAATATATTTAAATAATTAAAGATATAGTCTATAAGATTCAGGTGTGGCTGTCTTCAATCCCTATAGATCTTTCGTAGCGAGAGAGATTTGATAAGTAATTAAATATAATTAGCAGATAATATCAATCCTCCTAGAAAATTACTTCTAGGAGGATTAGATAAATTTTTATGTATAATGAATTAATATGGCAAATAAAAAAGAAGAAATTAATCTATCTTAGAAGATAGTTCTCAGAAGCGTAAGAGGAAAAGTTGGAAATAAGATATTTATTCAACCTTGTAAAAATCCCGAAACTGGAGATTACGCAGATTGTGTAAAAAGAGTAGATTCAAATAATGATATGATTCTTTCTGAAAAAGAGAGAAATGATCCGAATAGACCTTATTTTGTTAAAGAAACTGATATATTTACTATTGTAGATGGCACAACTTTCGATTTAGAAAATGTTAGAGAAAGATTTATTTGGGAAGCCAT